CAGAATGCTGAGCTGGATTTTCAGAACGATGGTTATGTGGTTATCAAAGAAGGTAAGTCTCGTTCCAAGTATTTCTTTGCGGATCCTAATGTAATCATTACTCCTCCTGAAAAAGATATTGTTCTACCGAGTGAAGATGTTTGTTTCCTTCTTGATACCAAAGAACTTGATAAACTGCTTAAAGCTGCTGCTGTTTATCAACTTCCTGACCTGTCTGTGGTTGGTGAAGCAGGTGTGGTGAAATTGGTTGTTCGTGATAAGAAGAATGATACTTCTAATGACTTCTCGGTGATTGTTGGTGAGACTGATGAAACTTTCTCTTTCAACTTTAAAGTAGAAAATATCAAGATCCTCCCTGGTTCTTATGAAGTAGTTATTTCCCGTAAACTTTTGTCACGATTCAAGAATACTGGGTTTGATGTGACTTATCATATTGCTCTGGAGCCTGATTCTACATTTGGTTGATGAACATCTTTGTTACTTCTCCTTGGCCTGCTGAGAGTGCCATTTGCCTCCCCGACAAACATATTGTCAAAATGCCCCTAGAGTGCTGTCAGATGCTCTCTATCGTTGCTTCTGACAAGTGGGGGCATGGATATGGCACTCTCCCTAAGGCAGATGGGACCCCCTACAAGACCGAGAAAGGAGCATTCCGCAATCATCCCTGCACCAAGTGGGCAATGGAGAGTATCCATAATGCCTACTGGTTAATTAAGTGGGGATTGAACTTGTCTGATGAATACTGCCTGAGGTATAATAAAACTCACTCCTGCTATAAAACCCTTGTAGATGCATACTACTTGTTCCCCAAGGGTAAGATTACAGAAGTAAGTCCATTTGCTCGTGCTATGCCCGAGGAATGGAAGTTTGACGACACTATTGATACATTTGAAGCATACAAAAAATACATCGCATCCAAACCTTGGGTTGCTGATAATTATCTTCGTATGCCTCAACGAAAACCTGAATGGATTTAATTATGAGCAGTGATTTCCTCTTCGTGGAACGATATCGTCCTCAAGTAATTGATGACTGTATTCTTCCTGATGATACTAAAAAAACCTTTAAGGAGTTTGTAGCGAAGGGGGAGATTCCTAATCTCCTTCTTGCTGGACCTCCTGGTATCGGTAAAACTACAATCGCAAAAGCATTATGCAATGAGTTGGGGGCAGATTATTATGTCATCAATGGATCCGACGAAGGACGTTTCTTGGATACTGTACGGAACCAAGCAAAGAACTTCGCTTCGACCGTCTCACTTACGGGATCTTCTAAACACAAGGTCATCATTATTGACGAAGCTGACAACACGGGAAATGATGTTCAACTCCTACTACGGGCGAATATTGAGGCATTTTATAACAACTGCCGATTCATCTTCACCTGCAACTACAAGAACAAGATTATTGAACCTCTTCACTCCCGATGTGCTGTCATCGACTTCACCATCAAAGGGAAACAGCGTGTACAACTCGCAGGTAGTTTCTTTCAACGACTTCAATCAATCTTGGATGCGGAAAAGATTGAGTACGATCAAAAAGTCGTTGCGGAACTTGTATCAAAACACTTCCCAGATTTTCGTAGGGTCCTCAACGAATGCCAGAGGTATTCTACAGGAGGAAAAATCGACTCGGGCATTCTTGCATCTTTCTCAGACGTTTCTGTAAATGAACTTGTTAAAAATCTCAAGGATAAAAACTTTACTGAAGTCCGAAAGTGGGTGGTCAGCAACTTGGACAACGACGCTTCTCATCTACTTCGCAGGGTTTATGACGCTCTTTATGATTGCCTACTTCCCCAATCTATCCCTGCTGCCGTTCTTGTTATTGCTAAGTATCAATACCAATGTGCGTTCGTGGCTGACCAGGAAATTAATCTCCTAGCAGCACTAACTGAAATTATGGTGGAGTGTGAATTTAAATGATTAATTTTATTGAAACTATTGATTTGATGCGTTTGTCTTTCTTCTTTTCTAGTTTATCTGGAAATACAGATCCAACTCAATATTTTGATGTTGGTAGAATGATTGAATTTGCATATGAAGAGTATAGTAATGGAAAATTAAAAAGAATTAATGAAACAGGTAAAGATTTAATTGATTTGAATGGAAAAACATATGAAAGTAAGAAGGTAACATTTAAGAATAAAAATCAAAGAGCAGTCAGAGATTTTGTTATAAAAAATGGAAGAGGTGCTTCTAAAGATATTTCTGACTTTGTTCCTGCAGATTATTACATTTTTAGTGATCCTGAAAAACTAAAAGCATGTTGCGTTCCTGGAAGTATGCTTTATAATTTTAAAAAATCTGGTAGTAATGATATTACAGCAAGTTGTAATCCAGAACATAAACATTTTTTTCTTTATAGTGGACCTTCTTGGGATAGAAATTATTTTCAAGAAAAGCATGATTTTATTATGAATTTTATACGGAGCGTTCCTCATGAAATCTCTTAAAACTCCCCTTCGTTATCCTGGAGGTAAGTCCCGTGCTTGTGAGAAGATGGGACCTTATTTTCCAGATCTTCGAAACTATGATGAGTTCCGCGAACCATTTCTTGGTGGTGGAAGTGTTGCGATTTATATCACAAAGAAGTATCCTGGGTTAAATATTTGGGTAAATGATTTATATGAACCTCTTGTAAATTTCTGGCAACAACTCCAGATGTTTGGTACTGATCTTAAAGATAAACTGGTAGAATTAAAGACAGCAAACAATACTCCCGATTTAGCAAGAGAATTATTCCTTCACACAAAGGGGCAAATCAATGACCAAAGTTTGCCAAGCATTCATCGTGCTGTGGCTTTCTATGTTGTCAATAAGTGCAGTTTCAGTGGTCTTACAGAGAGTTCATCATTTTCAGCACAAGCATCCAATTCCAACTTCTCACTGCGAGGGATCGAAAAACTGCCTGCGTATTCTACGTTAATTAAGAACTGGCGTATAACTAACTATTCCTATGATTATCTAATGGATGGAAACAAGGGTGCTTTTATGTATCTCGATCCTCCTTATGATATTAAGGATAATCTCTATGGGAATAAAGGATCAATGCATAAAGGATTTGATCACGATAAGTTTGCTGCTGATTGCGACGCTAATAATATGGATCAACTGATCAGTTATAACTCTGATCAACTTGTAAAAGATCGATTCAAGGACTGGAAGACTGGAGAGTTTGATCTTACTTATACAATGAGGTCTGTTGGTGAATATATGCGTGAGCAAAAACAACGTAAAGAACTTCTGCTTTTTAATTATGGAATTGAAGGATTGGTTGAACTCGATTAATTTTACAAAGGAAGATTTATCTGAAAATATAAGTGAATACTCTCCTTATATTATTAATAAATGCCTGTCTGGTCATATTGACTGTGTTCTGTTTGCAAATGAAATGAATATGAATCATCACCTTAAAAAGGATATGCAATATTCGTTTTATCTAAATAGTCTTAGGAAACGGAAAAGATTTTCTCCTTGGATCCGAAAAGATAAAGTCAAAGATTTAGAATGCGTAAAACAATACTATGGTTATAGTAATGAAAAAGCATCCCAAGCTTTGAAACTCCTAAATAAAGAACAACTAGATTTTATTAAACAACGACTTGAAACTGGCGGAAAGAAATGACTAACCAAACAATTGAACCACAAGTAAATTGGTCTCCCGATATGATGGTGGAGGTCATTCTGAATGAACCCGATGATTTTTTGAAAGTTCGTGAAACTTTGACTCGCATCGGAGTAGCATCAAGAAAAGAGAAAAAACTCTATCAGAGTGCTCATATTCTTCATAAACAAGGTAGGTATTATATTACCCACTTTAAGGAATTGTTTGCTCTTGACGGTAAGCATGCAAACCTTACTGTAAATGATGTCCAACGTCGCAATAGGATCATTCGTCTCCTTGCAGATTGGGGACTTGTGACTGTTGTAAATCAAGATAAAATTTCTGATATTGCTCCACTTAATCAAATTAAAGTGATTGCATATAAAGAAAAATCTGATTGGGAACTTGAGCAGAAATATAATATTGGTGCATACTATTGGTATGGATGAATACTTTGATCGTATTTTTAAAATTCACGAAACAACTTCCAATTATCCTCCATATAACTTAGTTCAAGTAAGTAACGTAGAATCACGTCTTGAACTTGCTCTTGCTGGATTTAAAAAGAAGGAGGTTTATGTCTATACGCAAGATGGAAAACTTTTTGTTGAGGGGCAGAAAGAAGATAAAGAAACGGAGTCCAACTATCTCCACAAGGGTTTGGCTCAACGGAGTTTTAAGAGAGCGTGGACACTCTCTGATGATACGGAAGTTAGATCAGTTGATTTTGAGGATGGGCTTTTAGTTATCAATCTTGGTAGAATTGTTCCAGATCATCACAAGCGTAAAGATTATCTATAAATATATTTGAATATCGTCGGCGCAGGGGAACGACTGGCAAAATCCAGTTGACTTCCCCCTTTTTTCTTGCTAAAATTTCAATGAGATGAGCAGTATCAATGACTATAAAATTAGCTTTACTTAAATCTGGAGAGGATGTTATTTCTGATGTCCAAGAAATGGTTATTGATGGTAGGGTAGTAGGATACTTTTTCAATAAACCTTGCACAGTAAAATTGAGAAAAAATACGGAAGGTGACACTTCTTCTTTTGAAATTTCTCTATCTTCTTGGATACCACTTTCTTCTGATACTAAAGTCCCAGTTACTTTGGATTGGGTTATTACTTTAGTAGATCCAATTGAAAAATTGCAATCTCTTTACATAAATGACATCTTAAAAAAAGAGGATAAAAATGACGATAAAAATAATTCATCTCTGTACGAAGGAACTTTTGATCTCGAAAATTGAGGAAGTTCCTTCTGAATTAGGAGAACCAGATTGTAAATTAGTTGATCCATATCTTCTAATTGATTCTAAAATTGAAGGTGCGCCAATTACATTGGAACCTTGGATGAGCAACTACACAAGTCAAAATAATTATATGATACACTCAGATAAAATTTTGACAATTGCGGATCCTAAACCTACACTTATTGAAAAATACGAGGCACTTATTAAATAATGCGTTGGTACACTAATGTAAAATTGATCGGTGATTACATTTATGTTCGTGGATACGAAAATGGTAATCATTTTAAAGACCGTATTGAATATCGCCCAACTCTATACTTAAAAACAGATAAAAATACCGAATATAAAACTCTAGATTCTCATAATGTAAAACCAATCAATCCTGGAACTATTAGAGAAACAAGAGACTTTATCAAAAAGTATAAAGATGTAGAAGGATTCAACATTTATGGAAATGATAATTCAATTTATCAATATATCTCTGATACATATCCTGAAGATGAAATTCAATTTGACATTAGTAAAATTAAATTAATCACTCTTGATATTGAGGTTGCATCTGAGAATGGATTTCCTGATGTAAAAAATTGTGATGAAGAAATTCTTCTCATTACTATACAAGATTATACTACTAAAGAAATTATTACTTGGGGATCTAGACCTTTTAGTAGAAAATTTGATAACTATCATTACATTTTGTGTAATGATGAACAGCATCTTTTGAATTCATTTTTGGATTATTGGTCAAATAATACTCCAGAAGTTATTACTGGATGGAACGTAGAATTTTATGATATTCCATATATTGTTGGAAGAATCAATAGAATTCTTGGAGAAAAGTCTGCAAAGCGTTTGACTGCTTGGAATTTTATTCGAGAAAAGCAAATGGAAGTTCGTGGAGAGATTCAAACCACATATGAACTTTCTGGTATTTCTACTCTTGATTATCTTGATCTTTACAAAAAATATTCTTTCAAGAATCCAGAGAATTATCGTCTTGATACTGTTGCTTACGATGAATTGGGTGATCGTAAATTGGATCACACCGAGTATGATACGTTTAAAGAATTTTACACCAAGGATTGGGATACTTTTGTAGAATATAATAAAATTGACGTAGAACTCGTTGATAGGATTGAGGATAAAATTAAGTTGATTGAACTTGCCATTACTATGGCATATGATGCAAAAGTAAATTACGAAGATGTATTTTTCCAAGTTAGGATGTGGGATACTATTATCTACAACTATCTTAGGAAAAAGAATATTGTTGTTCCAGAAAAAGAGACTGGAATTTCTAAAGATGAAAAGTATAAAGGAGCATATGTAAAAGCACCAATTCCTGGAATTTATGATTGGGTAGTTAGTTTTGACTTAAACTCTCTATATCCACATTTGATTATGATGTATAACATTTCACCAGAAACTCTTGTAGATACTCGTCATCCTTCAGTATCTGTAGATAAGATTCTAGAAAAGCAAATTAATCTTGAATCATATTCAGATTATGCTGTTTGTGCTAATGGTGCTATGTATCGAAAAGATCAACGTGGAATTCTTCCAGAGTTGATGGAGAAAATGTATAATGAACGAGTCATTTTCAAAAAGAAAATGATTGAGGCAAAAAAGGCATATGAAAAAACTCCAACTAAACAACTAGAGAAAGATATTGCCAGATATAATAATATCCAAATGGCAAAAAAGATTTCTTTGAACTCTGCTTATGGTGCCATCGGTAATCAGTATTTTCGCTACTATAAGTTAGCAAACGCAGAAGCAATTACATTTTCTGGTCAGGTTGCTATTCGTTGGATTGAAAATAAAATGAATACATACTTAAACAAACTCTTGAAAACCCAAGATGTAGATTATGTTATTGCTTCAGATACTGATTCCATTTATCTTAATATGGGTCCTTTGGTTGACATTATATTCAAAGAACGAGAGAAAACTACTGAAAGCATTGTTTCGTTCCTTGATAAGGTCTGTAAGATGGAACTTGAAAAATATATTGAAAGTTCTTACCAAGAATTGGCCGACTACGTAAATGCATACGATCAAAAGATGCAAATGAAGCGAGAGAATATCTCTGACCGTGGAATTTGGATCGCTAAAAAAAGATACATTTTGAATGTTTGGGATTCGGAAGGAGTTCGATATACAAAACCAAAATTGAAAATGATGGGAATTGAAGCAATTAAGTCTTCTACTCCAGAATTTTGTAGGAAAAAAATTAAAGAGACTCTTGAATTGATTATGGGATCTGATGAAGATTCTGTTATTAAATTTATTGAATCTTGTAGAGATCAATTTAATAACCTCACTCCAGAGGAAATATCTTTCCCTAGAACTGTAACTGATGTTGATAAATTTAGATCATCATCTTCAATTTATTCTAAAGGAACTCCAATTCATTCTAGGGGAGCACTCTTATATAACTATTATATTAAAGAAAAAAAATTGACTCAAAAATATTCTCTAATTAAGAATGGTGAAAAAATTAAATATTGCTATTTAAAACTTCCCAATCCAATAAGAGAAAATGTAATTACTTTTATTCAAAAATTTCCAACGGAACTTGAATTGAATAGGTATATAGATTATGAAACACAATTTGATAAAACTTTTGTTCAACCTATTAAATCTATTTTAGATGTTATTGGGTGGCAAATTGAAAAAACAGCATCTCTTGAATCTTTCTTCTCCTGATGCTATACTAGTTCTATTGCAAATGTATTATGGATTTTCTTAAAGATATTGTAAAAGAAATTGGTGGCGAATATACTAAACTCGCCTCAGACATTGACGAGACAGAGACTTATGTTGATACAGGTTCATACATTTTTAATGCACTGGTTTCAGGTAGCATATTTGGTGGTGTATCTGGGAATAAGATTACTGCTATTGCTGGAGAGTCTTCTA